ATGGTTATCAATTATGACTGTGGTGATATGTCGAATGCTGTTATTACGTCTGGCTCTTTTTCAGGTGTTATAGATATCGTTACTAATGGTGTTGTTGGTGATTTTTATTTAAGAAGAAATTCTCCGATATCCTTTCATTGCTCCGGCGATATGTCAATTGATGTTCCATCAAATTCCATTCATGTTTTTCTTTCTTCGGTTTCACTACAGGGAGTATGGTCAGAAAATTTTCTTATGGGCTTGGCTGGTTTAGCTTGTGGGTTCTTAATGTCGTATGTTTTTGTTAAATATGCTGTTTAACTTTTACTTTATGAAGGGGGGTGATTAAGTTGAGAAATTTTTATCAGAAGTTAAAAAATGGTTTTAATTACGTTAAGAAAAACGTTGTTAAAGTCACTTGTGCTGTTGTTTTGACTGTTACTATTAGTGTTAGTGTTTGTACTTTTACTTTGAGTACTTTCACAAATACGGTCTATGCACAAAGCCTTGATTTAACTGGTGTTGCTGTTGACACTGCACCTGTGTTTAGTATGGCTTTAATAGTCATAACAGGTTTAGCTGCTATATGGGCTATTTGGAAAACTATCGGTTTGATTCGTGCCAGGTAGTTGGCATGGATGTATGTGCTGGTTTTCTAGGGGCTGGCACATACTTTAATTAAATGGAGAGAATATCATGATTAAAAAAATCTTTATAATTTCATTATTAACGGTTTCAATTTTGTTTAGCTCTTTTTATGTAAAGCAGAAAAGGGCAGAAGCGATTTTGCCTTTTGTTTTATATGTCGTTGCTGGAATAGCAATTAATTATTTAGTTGGCAAATATATTTATAATACTATTGCAGGTGACATATATATTGCAAAGGTGTCGAGTTATGATCCTGCTACAGGGACTGTTGATCTTGGGTGGATGGAGAATGATTATACTAGTTTAAAACGATATATTGTGGGGACAACAAGTGGTAAAAATGTATATCCTGAATATGATGATGAAGCAAATGGATGGGAGTCTACACCTTTCGGTGATTCGTTAGGTGGCACACTTGTTGAAACAGTTGAAAGAGAAGAGTATAATGGTGAATTTTTTCCTGCAACAGATGAAGAGTTAGGAGAGCTTTGTGATAATTGGTCTAATGTTGATTATTGCACGATAAAAGAAGGTACTAATATTGAAGGTACACATTCTAAATTGCTTTCAGGGTTTGACAATGATGGTATACCAGGAAATATTCATGATACTACTTTAGCTGATAATCCTCTATTGACATATGACTCTAACGGTGGTGTAAACGGAGGTGTCTATACAGGTCTAACTATTGACGATTTTCCTTTGGAATTTTATGAAGTATTTGAAGATGTGCCGATTTTACCAAACTGCTTTGATGGGATACAAAATCAAGATGAAACAGGTATTGATTGTGGTGGAGTATGTGAATTGAACTTTGGTTTTGTTTGTCCTCCACCCCCTGAAACTTGTTCAGACGAAATAATGAATCAAGATGAAACTGGAATTGATTATGGTGGTGTTTGTGGCGCTGATGATCCTGTTGCTGCTCCTGCTGAGAATTTTACTGATACTAATCAAGATGGAGTTGATGATCTTTCCGGTCTTGATGTTACAGGAAGTATTACAGTGGCTACTCCTGGCAATGCTGATGGTTCAACATATGATTCAAGCCTTCCGGGAGATGTTGCAGAAGTGGGTGAAACTGATTGGACTGGATTGATTACCGGTTATTTGGCAACCAACCCTTTAGTGCTATTAGCAACTGGAAGTTCAATTAGCCTATCCGGTGAAGATTGTACATTGACGGCGAATGTATTTGCAACTGATATCGTTCTTGATTTTTGTTCAGTAGAAGGAATGGTTGATTTAATTGGTACGTTTGTATTGGGCTTAATGACAATACGATCTGTATTTATAGCGATGGGAATATAATATGCCAGCACTATTAGCTTGGTTACTTTCAGCATTTGGTTCGATGGTCGGCTACAGTGTCGTAAGATTTACGGCCATGAAGGTTTTTATATGGGTATTGATGATTACGGTAGTGCCAGTGTTATTTAGCAGGGTCATTTATATGCTTATTGAGGGTGTTATGGGCACAATGAACAGCATCGATGGCGCATATGGAATTAGTAGTACTGTTATCAATTTTACAGGCATTGCAGCATGGTTAGCATTGCATTTAAAGATTGTAGAAGGCTTTTCTCTTATTATGTCTGCTGTAGCCTTTAGAATGGCTATACGGATGGTACCTTTTGTGAGGTTATAAAGTGAATAGGATTTTACAAAATAAAAAAGTTAATATTAAAATTTATCATCTCAGCAAAAGTGATGCGTATGACAGACTTAATAAAGTAGTTAGCCTTACCTATTGTATAGAATTACTTAAGAAGGATTTATTGAAGGGCTGGGTTAGCTATGACGTTCATAAGAGAAATTAATTATACATCCCTGATCTTTTAGTAAAAAACCCGAAACGAAAATCACAGATCCTTTTTGTTTTGGGCTTTTTTATGATTCATTTTAATTAAACTCGTTTCCAGAAGTTTAGAAAGCATGACAAAAATGCTTTACCTTTGGCGTGAGTTTTTTAACTGTCGGAAATTTCCTTACTGAAAAGGAGACTCATAAAATGCTTAGAAACATTGGTATCTTAGTATTGGTAATATGTTTTATTGCTCCGGGATGTGCTTTCTTGAATAAGAAACCGGCAAAAAAACTTTTTACAAATACCGCTAAAAAAAAGGATCCTGAGAAATGGCAATGGAAAGTTAAAGATGGTAAGGCAAAAGCAGAACTAAAAAAAGGCGGTATTGATGTTGATATACAATTTGACCAGGTGGACCTGAAAGATGTAGTTAGCCTTTTAATGGGAATTGTCAAAGAGAACTATGTTGTAGTTGGTGATTTATCAGGTTCTGTAGATATTGAGATAAAAGGAAAGTATAAGAGAAAAGAAATAATGAAAATGGTTTGCACCATTGTTAACAGTAACGGATATGAAATTACAAAAGATGGTGCTTTGTACAGGATATATAGTATTGAAGATTTAGAAGATATAAGTATTAGAACGTTACCTGATGATTCGAATAATGTTTATGTATATCATCTTCAATACGAAACTGCTGGTAACGTTGTAGCGTTACTAAAGGATGTATTTTCAGAACTGGAGATAACAGGACATAGAAATGTTAATATGATTGTAATTAAATCTAGCGTGGAAGATTACAAAAAAGTAAGAGAGGTAATTAAAAAAGTTGATAAACGGCCTAAACAGGTTCTTGTTGAGTTCACAATAATGGAAGTAACTCTAACTAACGGATTAAAATACGGAGTAGAGTACTTTATTCGCAAAAATCTTGATCGTGGTGGGAATGTTTCATTGTTGCCTTCCGGTATCGTGTCAGGTGGTGGCAGTGTTGTTAGTGATGGAATTAAGGCTTTTACATTTCATCGTGATTTTGATTCGTTTGTAACGCTTTTAAGATCAGAAAGCAAAGTAGAGATATTGTCTAAGCCTAATGTGTTGGTGCAGGACGGTAAGCAATCAACAATTAAAATAGGCCGTGAAGAACCGATTAAAACTGGAACTACAGTTTCAGCAAACGGTTTAGCATCGGAAACCATAGTATATAGAGATGTAGGAGTAATATTAAAAGTAAAGGTCGATGTTGAAGAAAATAATATTGTTAAGTTGGAGCTGAGCCAGGAGATTAGTGATGTAGCTACTCCTTTAGTAAATCCACTAATTGAATCTCCTTCATTTACGACTAAAGTTATTCAAATGAGTACTCTTGTTGATGACGGCCAGAAGATTTATATTGGTGGCCTTATGGAGACGGTAGAGGAGAACAGAATTAAAAAAATTCCATTCCTTGGTGATATACCGTATTTAGGAAAAGTATTTAGATCTGAAGATAATGTTAAAACAAAAACAGAGTTAATATTACTGCTGTCGGTTGATGTTTTAAATAAACAGAGTGACTTTAAAAGGCAGAAGATCAAATATGTAAGAAAGGCTTAAAAATGGCTATTAGAATAATAGAAGGAAAGATAGGATCCGGTAAAACATATTATGCTGTTTATCATGTATTCAAAGAATACTTCAAATGGTGTGATAATAAAGATGCATGGGTACAAAAAAATACCGATGTAGAACTAAAAATTTATACTAATATTAAGAAAATGAAGATTGGTTATGATTTGGATTTAGCTATTAGGGAAGCTGGCGGTTTGAATCCTTTTTTTACCGAAAACTATCAGGTACCGTTTTGTAATAATTGTAATGTAATATATATCATCGATGAGGCACAGGGCAGCAAGTTATTTCATAGAAGATATAATGATACTGTAGTTTTTGATTACTTCCAGTTATCCAGGCATATGGGCAGTGACATTTATTTAATTACTCAGGACACCCAATGCCTTGCTAAAGAGCTCAGGTCGTTAGCTGAGTACCATATAGTAGCAGTTCCGAGAACCAAGTCTATTGGTAAGATGTTTACATATAAATTTTATTCTGGAAAGGATCATTTTAAGACGAAGAGAATAAGAAAAGATAATAAAGTTTTCAGTCTGTACAGGTCAATGATAGAGAAAGAAGCTGAAAAGATTAATAGTGCAGTGCTGAAATATATAATTATGTTTGTTGTAATTATCAGTCTTGCAGGAGTGATGTTTAAATTTGTTTTCCTGAACATTATTCTTGGTATGGGTAAAAGTTCTACTCAGGACCCACAACAAGAAATAGTGCAAAGCATTCTTGAGGATCCAATAAAAACTGTCGAGGACCTAAACAGTGATAGTATGTATGATATTGTTGGTAAGATAGGGAATGAATATGTTGTTAAGACGCATAAAGGTCTTAAGAGAGTAAAAATCAAAGCATCAGATAATAAGATGATTGGAGATCAGGTTAAAATAGAAAAATTATAATTTCAGAGTTGATTCCCTATATAAAAATAGTTTTTCATTTCTATTTTTTATGAGCTGTTTTTGTAATATACTTCCGAATGATCAAAGTATGTTTCTAGCCATTTATACTTAGATCGAATTTTTTGATTTGTCGTATAGCCTATTAGATTGCTTGTAATTATTCGTTTTATTTCATGTCGATCTTCTAGAAGTTTACTTCTTTCTTTTGATGCTAGATATCCTATCGGTTTTAAGTAGTCAATAAAATATAACCCATCACATGGATCTTCCTTGACGAAATCAAAAATTGATTTATATCCTTCTCTAGTAGTTTTTCTACCTAGAGTCGCTTCTGCGTCTTGGATAATTTCTGATGACACAACGATACGAGGGGATCCGCCTATCTGCTGTTCACCCTTGTAGGCATTATTATAGCCTTCTCCAAATAAAAATCCGTCTCTGTTATAAATCTTACCTCTGTCAAGATAGCCTCGAATTAGGGTTTTAAACCCACTAGCGAGAAAATTATACTGTACTTCTTGCAGAATATGAATAAGACCCAGAGTACAGGTATAGTCTTTATAAGGCGCAGATACAATTATTGAATCTGAGATTGCCGTAAATCGAAAATCAATGAGAACGCCTTCCTTCTTATTATAAGTTTCTGCGGCATGTCTTGCAGCATAGAGTAGTTTTGCTATCTCGTGAAATTTTTTTTGGTTATCTATATCTTTAACTTTCTGATCAAAGCCCAATATATCTATGAAAGCTACATGAGAGTAATGAAAGTTTTTGTACTTGGGGAATATCTCTTCGTCAATTTCCAT